GTGTTCTTCGGCCTTCTCTTTCAGCGTCTCACGCACTTGCTCGCTGACGGCCTTGATCCCCTTGGTGACTTCTGGCTCGTCGGTTGGTGTCAAGCGTGAGACTTGCACGGGTGCGTCACGATCAGACGGCGTGAACGTGCCGTCCTCGTTGCGAATGTAAACCTGCACAAAGGCAATTGGATCTTCTGCTGTGGCTTCACCGTCGCCAACCGTACCCGGCTCAGTGCCGGATTCTTTGAAGCGTCGGATCTTGCCTAGATACTTTCCCTTCTCAGTCCTCCACTCCACCCATGAGCCAACGCGGACTTCGCTGCGGGTTGCCTTCCGGTTCTCATCTTCTTCTTTGCCGTATGCCAAAGCACCTAATGGCGGCAAGGCTGGCTGACCAAGAACGTCAAGCGGTATGCCGTTGACGCGCAGTTCGTCGCCATCATCCGCCGGATCAAGGCCAAGTTCTGACCGTGCTTCGTTGATGGTGCGGATACCAGCAGCAACCTGCGACTGCATGATCCCTGAGATGAGTTGCTCGTCTTCTTGCACCGGGTTGTCGTAGGCCAAGAACAGACCGTCAGCCAGTCCACCGAAGAGCGGCAGCAGCGATTGGTTCAGGAACTCAGCGTCAGCCACCAGATACGGGTGGATGGTGTCGCGCATGTAGGACGCAAAGCCAACCTGTGCCGAAGCAAGGTTTGGATCGTTGGCCTTGAGCAAGGTGACAGGCACGCCGGACACGGCAGCGATGACTTCCACTTTGCGGTTCTCGCCTTCGCTGAACGACAGGTCACGCGGGCTGAACTGCAACGGGCGTGCGTCTGATCCACCCTCGAAGATGTAAGGCCGACCACTGTTGCGGTTGCCTCGAAGGTTCTGATCGAGGTACGCAATCATCCGGTTCCACTGCGTCTCGTTCAGTGTCTCTTTGAGGAAGATGCCCCAATCGGGTCGGGCCTGATTCGCAAACAGGTGCTTCTCGTAGCCGTCCATTGACTGCAACAAGCCAGCCGCGTCAGACGCAGCAGCCACCCAGCCACGACCGTACAGCGGATCGTTTGGATCAGGCACGCGATTGTGCAGCACTTCGTCAGGTGCAAAGAAGGCGTTGTTCGGTTGCTGCCCGTACTCGTAGCCCTCAATCAGTTGCTCGTCACGGGTTGGCTTGATCTTGACGTACTGTGAAGGCATCACCCAAATCTCGACCGGGTAGCCCATTGGCCCCATGATGGGGTGCAGATACTCGTTGCCAGTCACTTGCAAAAACGTCTTGCGAAGGATGTTGAAGTTGTAGCCGTCGTAGAACGGTGACACCTTGTTCAACAGGTCAAGGATCGGGTGGTCATAGATTTCAACAACGTCACCGCCGGTGTTCGACCCAAGCATGGCAGACTTCGCAGGACGCATGGAGCCATCGCCTTTGAGATACCGCTGCACGCTCTTGCTGACTGACTTGGTCGGGAACTGCTTTGTGCCGCGTGCCTCAACAGACGCATACAGGCGCAAAGGCTGGGCGGCGATGCTGCGAGCGTTCATCATCACAGCCGCGTAGACGTAGCCCGTCATCAGACGCAGAGCAGCAGCCTGCTCTTGCGTTGACTTGGTCATGCCATATGTGGCTTCGGGCTTGATGGTGGATCGGACGTAGTCAAGGCGGTCTTGCTTCGCCTTGAACCCAAGAGCGGATTTGAAACCTTCAAGCATTAGAGCGATCTCCACATTCGTTCATCGTTGGCAAACCTGTCACCAGTTGCGGTCTTGTCCGCTACGCGCACCCGTGGCTCGACACGGCTGCCATCGAAATGAACCACGGCATATCGCAACGCATCCATCGCGTGATCCATCTCTTTCTTCGGTGCATCCTTGTATCCACTTGAGCCACCAAGCCACTCGTATGACTCAAACTCACGGATGGTGTTCTCGCACTTCGGGTCAACAGTCAAGCGTGGCTGACCGTCGCCAGCACGGGCAAGACGCTGCTGCACCTTCTGGATGCCCGGAAAGACGCTGTTGTCAGCCGATGCCACATCGAGGTTGGATTGATGCATTGCAGCCTTCAACTTGGCGGCTGACGGATCAAGCACAAACGACTCGATTTTGTACCGACTGGCGATGTCCTTGGCGGTTGCGATCACATCCACTTCAAGCATCTGCGACTTGTAGAACTCCTCGATGATGTGCAATCGACCGTCGCCATCCTCGCCCACAACCAGAAGTGCCGCCGGGTTGGTGTACCCTTCATCCTGTCCCACGATGATTCGCCGCCACTCTTCGGTTCGTTCCCGCACATGCACAGACCGATCAAAGCGGTCGTACACCAAGCCCTCGCCACCACGCCACTTGCCCTCAACGTATCGCTCAAACGCTACCCCTTCGAGGCTCTGCAAGTCATCCAGATACGCTTGCGGCAGAAAGAAGTTGTCAGGGCTTCTGGTCTGGATGGCCCGGCAGTTCGGTGCGGCTTGGTGTCCACCGGCAAGCCCGAAGCGTACAGCCAAGAAGTGCGACGGCGCACCGGGGTTGCACGCTCCATACAACTGCATGGCAAGGTCATCGAGTTCAAGACGGATGCGACCACGCAGCATCGTCCAGTCACCTTCGACCAACTCAACGGCTTCATCAACCGCACAGCCTGACAGGTTCAAAGACCCCATCTTTTCGTAGTCATCAAGGCCGAAGTAGTAGATCGTGCCGCCACCAAGCAGGCGGATCACACGCTCGCTCTTGTTGTGTTCGTATGTACCACGCGGCAGCACGGGTGGCAGGTTGCCATCTTGTTCAAGCAGCGTGCGAAGAGTCGTGGCCTTCAGGCTGACAAGGTGCTTCCGCGCCAAGCCCTCACGCGCGCCCGGTCTACCAACCAAGCGAGCCACCAACTTCATGCACAACGCCCGCGTCTTGCCTGCACCGAACGCACCTGAATACAACACCTCACGCTGCTGCGCTCTGATGAAGTCAAGTTGTGCGGGCAGCAAGTCAAACTTCATCGGCTGGCTTCTCTGGTGGCGTGGCTTCGGCAAACTCGATGGTCAATGGCCGCAGCCCTTCGCCGCTGTGTTCGGTCTTCTCACGCATGCCAAGGTACTGCTTGCTCAGCCAGATGAGCATTTGCCGATCGCCTTCCAAAGCAGACTGGAACATGCTACGACGCATCGACGCATGAGCCTTGAGCCGTTCACGTTCGATCAGTTCGCGGTAGTCCTCACGGGCGTACAAGGTCGAACGCGAGCAACCAAACCACGCGGCAATCTCCTCGAAGGTGCATTGCATCGCTGCAAGTTTCTTCATTTGCTCAAGGTCAAGATCCAACGGTGCTGGCATCAGTCACCGCCCTTCTGGAGCGCATCGCTCGGAGTCGCACCGGCCTTTCCAGCGTGGAACGCTGGCGTGTCACTCGTGTCACTTGATACGCGCTTAGGATATGGTTTGCTTAGTTGCACAATACGTTTTTTTAGTTGCTTTGTCAAAGGCATGAGGTAGCGGTGCTTTCCGTCTCCCATTTTTTTGCAAGCGTTTGGGTCAATAGAACGAAGACTGCTTATGCTCCGAGTACCGAATTTGGCGACCGCAGATCTTGGGTGGTATGACTGTCCATTGACTACAACTTCGTCTTGGCCTTTGAACATACCGGTATAGATCCAACCGCCTGCTTGATAGATGCCACCGTGGTGGCCTTGTGATGCGTCAGCAAACGAGATAAGCATTTTAAGGTTTGGGTTCTTTTTTTTCAGCAAGCGAATGCTGTACGAGATGGCTTGAGACGTTTGGAACGTGTGCGAATTCAAAGCAACTCGGCAAAGTTCAACCATGTCATACGATCTTCTGAGCCCGTACTGTTCACCGTTTGTCACACTTCCACCGCCATTGCCGTAGATAATCGAACCAACGAAAGAGCCGTCATACCAGACGCCAAAGCAATTGATCTTGAAGCATGGCATCGTCTTTGAATAGTGCCAGTTCTTGCAAGCATACTCTGACGCTTTGGCACTACACCATCCAACTTGTAGACCTACGCTTGCCATGTGTGACCACACTTCGGGCAGATTGTTGGGCTTTTTTCGTCAAGTCGGTTCTGCTCACTGTCATCTAGTTGGTCAAAGTCTGGCAAGCGCAGCATTGCTGCAATCTCGTCGCCTTCAAAGCCAGTCGCAAGTTTGAGGTCATCCGGCAGAGCGTCCATCAGATCACGCAGCGTGTCATCTTCCCACTCAGCCAACTCAGCCGTCTTGTTGTCTGCGATGCCGTAGGCAACTGCCTCGGCTGTGTCAAGGCTGGTCTTGGCTGCTGCAATCTCAGTCCATCCAAGTTCCTTCGCCGCGTACCAAGTGCCGTTGCCTGCGATGATCGTCGTGCCGTTGCTGTGCAGCACGATGGGCTTGGTCTGCCCGAACCGAGCAAGGCTGGCTTTGATCGCCTCGATGTTCCGCTTGTCGTGCTTGCGAGCGTTGGACGGGTCTGGTGTCAGGCTTTCGATGCTAACGGCTAACGGCTTCAACGATTCGTGTATGTCTGTCATGGCTTCCTTCTCCTTGGTCTTCCCTCCGCCGGTACTCGCTCGGCTTTCTTGCCGGTCAGGTTCTCCCACCGCTGCACGATAACGTCGCAATACTTTGGTTCTAACTCCATGCCGTAGCACTTGCGACCAAGTTGGTCAGCCGCAATCAGCGTGCTGCCCGATCCAAGGAACGCATCCAAAATGATCGTTGCGTCGTGGTTGCCGATTGCCTTTGCCGCCAGAGCCACAGGCTTTTGCGTTGGGTGGAAGTCGTTGATTCCATCGCGGTCTTGATTCCAAACAGTGGCTTCAGTCGTTGCACCGCACCATCTAAGCGTTGAGCCTTTTGGCTTGAAATACAAGCAAGGTTCATGCCTTGGTTTGTATTGTGCGCTCATTGCTGCGTATGTTGCGTTAGTCTTGTGCCAAACGATTGCAGCGTGAACTTCGCATTCATTATCATGTACCGCGTTCAATACATCTCTTGCTTTATTGTCTGCGTGCCACATATAGCACGGCCCGTCAACGACTGACAGAGCAAACGGCAAGAACGCAAAGTAAATGTCAGTGCTGTCATCAGCCTGCAATTTGTCACGCTTCTCCTTGTTGAAAAACCCACCGTCATAGTCCACGCCGTATGGTGGATCTGTGAACATCATCTCAGCCGTTTCGCCTTGCATCAGTTTGGCGATGTCATCCGGGTTGGTTGAGTCACCGCACAGCACGCGATGATCGCCAAGCAGCCACAAGTCGCCCGGTTGCGTGGTTGGCTCTTTTGGCGTTGGCGGCACTTCGTCCTCATGCACCTCGTCAGACGGCAACCGCAGCATCTCTGCAATCTCGTCGCCTTCAAAGCCGGTCGCAAGTTTGAGGTCATCCGGCAGAGCGTCCATCAGGTCACGCAGCGTGTCGTCTTCCCACTCAGCCAACTCAGCCGTCTTGTTGTCTGCGATGCCGTACGCCACGGCCTCGGCTGTGTCAAGGTTGGTCTGGGCTGCTGCGATGTGCGTCCATCCCAGTTCCTTCGCCGCGTGCCAAGTGCCATTGCCTGCAATGATGGTTGAGCCGTTGCTGTGCAGCACGATGGGCTTGGTCTGCCCGAAGCGGGCAAGGCTGGCTTTGATTGCTTCGATGTTCCGCTTGTCGTGCTTTCGGGCGTTGGACGGGTCGGGCGTCAGGCTGTCAATACTGACGGCTAACGGCTTGAGCGATTCGTGTATATCTGTCATTGCTTCCTCTTTCTTGGTCTTACCATCGCCAAACCGAACAACAGCATCGGCCCGGCGAACGGCACAAACCTATCTGGTGGATCGGGCAGAAAGCCAGCCGACAACAGTGGCGGGCTAATCTCTGGCTTGAACGGTGGCAAGATGCTGCCGGGTATAGCAGTTAACACAGACCGTGACACCGTGAAGCCCAAGTCAGGCATGCTTGTGCTGAGCCTTGGCTTGGGTGCTTGCGGAGTACTGGCAGCAATCGTCGGATAGATCAACTCATCGTCAGCCTTGCTTGCGTCCCCAACTTGCAGCGTGTTCACAACCTCGGTGACTTGCGTGAATCGGTCGAAGGCTTCCTTGCCGATCAGGGTTGACAGCACAGCCACAGCAATCGCCATGCGTTGGTTGACCTTCACGGCTTGCTGCTGCTGCTTCTCGCACTGGCTCAGGGCTTGCCGCTCATCCTTGGCTCGCTGTTCGCACTTCGGGCAGGTCATGCAAGCGTCACCGTTTGCCCGCTCAGCAGTCGCACTTGTATCTCGCCTTGCACCTTCATCGGGTTGGTGTTGGTCACGCGCCGGTTGCTGTCACCGCTTGAGATACGACCGCCATTGATCGTGCCGTTGCCGATGGTCAGCGTGGCGTTGTCATCAGAGTCTTTCAGCAGCAGTTCACCACCGTTGAGTGTCAGCGTGGTGATCACAGAACCCGAAGATGCAACTTGACCGACACGACCATTGGCACTGGCGTTGACAATCGTTGCACTTGACTCGAACGCACCAGAAGCGTTCACGGTGTTCATGGGGGCGGCTGACGTTGCACGGCTACCGCGTCCAATCCGTACGTCTGACGGCCCTGCCGCACTTGCAGTTGGATCGTCTGTGCTGATGTTTGCACCAATGGTCACTTGGCTTGAACCGGGCGAGACAACGATATCGTTGATCGTTGCGCGTGTGAGAGTCAGCACCCCGGTCGTGGTGTGGATGTGCAGCCGGTTGATTCGCCCTGCGGATATGGTCATCTCACGCGGCATTGCGACGATGTGCAGATCCTCGACGAACGGGCGTATGCCGATGGCACAACGGCTCGAAGCCAGCACCATTGTTGTCGCACTGATCTGCAATGAGCCGCCGCCAAGCGTGCCACCGTACGAGTCAGCCACCCGGAACTCACGCAGGTTCACGGCTTTCTGGTTGCTGTTGCCAACGTCTTGGTTGTTGCCTGCGAAGTAGACGAAGCCACCAGCAGCCGGTACGCCGTTGCTCCAGTTGTTGCTGTCGGTGTACGAGTTGTCTGTGCCTTGCCACAACGTGACAGCCTTGCCGGTTGCTGCCGCTGCGCTGCTGTTCCGGTTGTCAAGTACAGGTAGAACCATCAGACAAGGATGAACGTGTCACCGTTCGCTGGAGCCTCAGTGAGAGCGTTGACCGTGAACTTGCCACGACCGCCGCTCAGTGCGTAGTCAGTCACCAACTTCTGCTGCCCGGCAAGGTTGCCCGTGACAAACAAGCAGATGCGGTCGTTGAAGTGATCCGCTGTGGCTTCGCTTGCGTTGGTCTCGAACGCCGTTGTGGTTGGCGTGAACGAGGTATTGTCAACCGAGAAGATTGGGCAAGAGTCCATCATGGCCTCGAGCCGGTCAGCCGCAGTGCTGTCACCGCTGATCTTGACTGCATCAACAGGCTGGTTGCTCGTGCCATCGGTGTAGTCAGACAAGTTGGTTGCACTGGTGGTGCTGTCATCAATCCGCTTGACATTCACAGCCACGACGTTGTTGCTGTTGTCAATCGCAGCGTCAAGGGCCGCAGCCGCAGAGGCGTCACCGTTGATCTGCTTGGTGTTGACCTCAAGCACGCCGCTCGATGATGTGACGTTCGAGTTGCCAACCTGCGTGACATCCACTTGCAGCGTGTCATCGTCAAGCACCAATGACTCGTACGCTTGGGTTCGCATCGCAACGCCCGAAGCCAAGACCGGCACGAACACGTTGGAATCCACAAGGCTGATGCTGAACTGCCCCATGTGGTTCGTATTGGCACTGGTGAGTTCGAGCGCCCAGATGCCGTTGGCAATGTGGGTGAAGTCGTTAGTGCCGCCGCTCGCGGTCAGCGTGAGCGTGCTGCTTGTGGTGTCCTTGATCAACCGTGCGGTGATGTCGCCGGGCGTCAATGAGGTCACAGGCTCGCCGCTGGTCGGATCAAGCAGCGGCCCGATTGCCACGGTGGTTGTTTCGGCTTGCTCGATCAGCCCAAGGTTCTGGCTGGTCACTCTGCCGCCTGCACCTGTACGGGCTTGCACCGAGAACGTGCCAACGACGGCACGCACCGATTGCGAGTCAACCGTTCCAGCCACCACCACCGAGAACGTCGAGCCAACCGAGTAGAACGAGGCGTCACTGCTGGTCGTGATCGTCACCCGGTGAAAGCCGGTCAGCGAGTTCACATCCACAGTGAGCGTCGCACCCGATGTGGAGTTCGACGTTGTGCCGTCCTTGTAGATCACAACCGATCCGCTGGTGATGGTTGCAGCAGCACCGGCTTGGCTGGACGTTGAAAAGAAGGCGTTGACTGAGTCGCCTTGTTGGATATCACCGAAGTTGCTCATGCTTGTATCAAGCCTCCATCAATCAGGCCGGATGAGATTCCGTATTGCACGCGGTATCCGGGAGCCGCTGACTTGTACGGGTGGTCGCTTGGCAGGTTGGCTTCCAAGCCATATTTGTGAGCCAGATAGCCTTCAATCTTCTGGCGTTCGTTTGTGTCGAGAGTCGCACCGCCAACCAGTACTTCTGCGATATCGCCGGTCAGCGGATTGCCACCGACTGCACTTGCACCAAGGTCAAGCACGTTGCTGTTGCTGATTGAACCGCTGTTTGTCGTTCCGGTTGTGGTCATATCAGAACCGTTGACAAACCCGTTGCACGAGGAAGAAACACGCGAAGCCGTCACAATAACGAACTCGGTGCGGCTCCAGTTGCCTGCGGACTGCTCCGGGATATTCGTAGTGCCACCAATGCGGGCTTGCAGAACACCTGCCGCCGTTGTCATCAAAGCAAACGTGGTGTTGCCTTTCTCAAAGAAGAACTGCGCACCGCCGTCATCAGTTGACTTGAACACCGACGCCATCCAGATATCGCCCGTGCCAACGTCAAGGGCTGCAATGTCACCATCGCTCAAGATGTCGTTGCTGCCGTCGTACCTCACCACAGGCTTGCTATTGAGTTCGTTGGTTTCAAATGTTGGTTGGCGTGCCGATGTGGCTTGACTGACAGTATTGCCGTTGCCGCTTGAATCTGTCCACGAAGACACACCGTCGCCGTCATTCAACGACAACGAATCGGCCTTGTACCACGCGGTCAAGGTTCCGGCAGACAGATAGTCGGGCGTCCAGTCAGGCATATCACTTCTTGAAGATGCGGTCGCTCAAGAGTCCGAGGAGCGGTCGCCCGATCCACGCGCCGACGGCAAAGGCGATGATGTACCCCGAAGCGATGGCGAGGAAGGAAATAACTTGATCCATGTTCTGATCTCCTTGAAGTTCAGGGCCGCGACTCCCGCTGTCACGCAGAGTCCGGCTATCAGTGTGAATACGAATATCTGCGACTCCAGCACCTTCGCCAGAATCGCCATGAGAACTGTGAGTGCGATGCCCAAGGCTACTGGAATCCAACCCCGGTTGCCTCTGGTCACGAACAGCAGACCGCCGCCCGTCAGTATCAGAAGCGTGCCGCTGAACTTCAACGGATCGAGAGCGTGCGCCACTTCCGTGCTTGGTGTCTCCGCTATCGCTTTGGCAAAAGGGAAAGACAGTCCACCCCCCTGAGTGGACTGACAACCAAGCATCAAGATGGGCAGCAAGTACCTCATGATCCGGTCTTGCCCTCCAACCGGGCAACGCGCTGCTCGACTTCGTGCGTACGGTTCTCGATGAGTTGCACCGCCGCTTCGAGTCGATCCACGGCACGCCGCAGTTCGTCGATCGCAGCCTTGACGCGGCCTGCTCCAAAGACAACACCAAAGATGATGCTGGCGGGGGTTATGAGTTCGGGGAAGAGTTCTGATTGCATGCTTGCCCTGCAAGAACGGATACCAGATCAGCAAGACGCTCCAACCGAACCATCACAGCCCAATTGCGGTCGTTGTCTTGACGCATGAGTACCACCGGCACGCCGCCGTGGCTTTGATGTTCATCGGCTGCATCTGTCTCAGCCTGAAGCAAGAAGTCAAGCGAAGCAATCCGGGCGCGTCGTTTGACCTCAAGGTGCAAGCCCTCAACGCCAGTGAGGTCAGAAGACAACTTGCCGTCTACTTGTGCCGTGCGTCTGACGCTCAGCCCTGTGGCATCCTCCCACGCCTTGGCTGCTTCGAGTTCGCCGCGCTTGCCCTTTTGTCTTGAGTTGGTCATGGCGTGCGTTGTATCTCAGTCCAGTGCTTCTTGCTCATCGCCACCGGATCAGGCTTGGGCTGAAAGTTGTTGTCGCTCTTCCGGATGCACCCAAGGCAGAACGGGCCGCAGCCGTCTTTGGCATTGCGTTCACGAAGGAAGGCAGCCACCGGCAAGTGCTGGCGGCAACCAAGACAAATACGGCTGGTTCTATTCATCGTCTTCCTCGTCATCATCGTCTGCATCAAACTCGATCAGCGAGTCTAGGTCGGGCGGGTGCAGATTGTCCCAATCGTTCCACAGCGTCAACTTGGCCTGCTCGACCGCACCAAGAACTTCGTGCAGCGACATATCCCACTCGACACCCATGTACCGGCAGCACTTCAAGATGGTCATCTGCAACTTCACGCTCGGATCGGTAGCCATGGCTTATGTCTCCTGAAAGCGGACAAGTTCCGCCTCCCAATTCTTTGCACAGAGCCGGTTCGGTCTATCCGTCTTGGTCTCCGCGATGAGGCACGCAGCACCCCATGCAGAGGTATCCATACGGCTCGCCCAGTCCGGCGTGAGCGGCCCAAGAGTACCAACGTTCGCATACCAGTAAGGCAGAGGAACTTTGCGGGTTCGGTAGCACTGTGTGGGCGGTACGGGTCGGTGGGTGTGACCACGCACGAAGAGGCGATGAGAATGGCCGCCAGTGATGTTGTTGAACTGCAACGCCTCCAACTCGTCTGAAGTCTGCCCGGCATCGAAGCCATGAAAGAAGACCACCTGCCCAATCTGTACCTGCCCACGCTGGTTCTTTGCATACGGATATTGCGCCCACTTTGAGAACTCAGGCCACCGGGAGTCGCGGCCTATTTCGATCATGTCCCGCAGAGCCTTTGGAATCCGGCGCGGATCACGCTTGAAGATGTTGTCATCATGGTTGCCATTCATCCAGATCAGACGGCAGGACTCAGGCAAGGCTTCCCGGATCGACCGCAGGAAGTTGCTGGCATGCTCGAACTCGTCAGCAAGCGTGTGGTCATGCTCGCCTGCGTGGACGCTGGCTGCTGCTGCTTCGAGCAGGTCGCCACAGTGGACGAAGTGGGTGAGGCTTGGGCCAACGTCATCGAGCAACTCCATCAGCCTTGCGTGAGCCACAGGACTCGTGAAGGGCGAGTGGCTGCATGAGATGGCTGCGATGCGTGCCGTGTCCACATTTGTATATCGGCAGTCGCGGTCTCATTCTGTTATACGCGCACGCGCGCGCGGGCAAACTGTCCGAACCAGTAAACAGACAAGCCCGCAGAAGTGAGTCAAACTGCGGGCCTGCTGGCTCACTTGATCGGGAGGCAAGGAGCAAGGGAACTGAGTTGTCGCCCGAAGGCTAGAACCTCACCCGCACTTGCGAACGAATGAGGCTGGCGAGTAGTCCATCCACACGCCGCTACAGAAAGGAAAACCGCCGCTGGTCGCCAGATCAACGACGGCAGGAGGGTGTCTGCTAATGGTACAGCCTTGCCACCTGATTGCAAGCAATCTGCAAAAGTTCTAGCCGACCGTCAACACCAAAATGCTTCCGGTACACCCGATACACAAAGGCTCCCTCCTCACGACTGAAACCTACATACTTGCACGTTTGAGTCAAGCCAAAGTAGTCGCAGGACGATCCAAAGAACTTGTAAGGCTTGAGCCACTTGAAACCATGGAATCTAGATGGTGGCACGAGAGCCATTCCCTGCATGCGTTCAATCGGCCTGCGTGGGCAGTAGTGGTTGTAGAGCGTGTCCATCTCAAGCAACTTGCGTCGTAGTGGTGATTTGGGCTTCCTCATAGTTCAAACAACGTTTCTCGGTAGACCGGGCGATACAAGTTGGCCTTGCGTCCGTACCGGGTGACACCGACTTTGCCTGACTTCTCGATCAAGCCCTTCTTGACTAGATAGTTAAACGTGGCTGAGCATGACTGGTGCGACATCTCAAGATCGAGTTCCGCACGGTCGCATGTGACCAATCTGGCTTTGGTGATGTACGCCAGCACCTTGGCGGCGACTGTGTTTGATTTGAGTGCGAAGGCTTCGTTGCTGCACTCGTCATTGGCTTTGGGCTGCTTGCCCTTTCCTCTTCCTACGGTCATGGGTTCCCTCCAATTAGAACGGTAAGTCAAAAACCAACTTCGTCAGATGTTGGTCAGGTATTTCAATCTCAAGCACGTCGATCAGTTCAAGGATCTTGGTGCGGTTGGTGAACTCCTCGGCCTCGTCAGTGCCGTGTTTGAGTTCCAGAAAGTATTGCTGGTGGTCGCTGCTGTAGCCATAGGCCACGCTTCCACTCGGATGGTCAACGGTGTAGTGGCTCATTGTCTGCCGAACTCCTGCTTGATAGCACTGCGAAGATACGCTGCCGGTTTGTCTGCTGTCGCAATCCGAGAGTCCAAGTCTTGCAACCAGACCTTTCCTTTTGCGGGGCCGTGGATGCCCTCTACAAGCCTTGGGAGAATCATTGAGGTAGTAGGCGTCAAACCGTTTGCAACGGCCCAGCGGGCAACCTCGACCTTGTATGGCGAAGATTCAGGATCGAGGCCAGCAGCCTGCAGCCTTGTCTCCGAATCGGTAATAGATTCAGTCAGTGATTGCTGAGGCTCTTTCTGTCTTTCTCTCTCTCTTTCTTTCTTTGGCATATGGGTCGGCAATGCATCCGCATATGCGCTAGCATTATCTCCTTTGCCCCACCGGGTTTGCGCTGCTTTGCGACCCTTCGCTACTCGATCGGCTGCGGCGTCCATTTCAGCCCGCATCCGCTCGTTGTAGAGGCCATCAGATTCCTCATCGACTTGGAACTTGTCACGGATCGCCTTCCATGTGTCAACGCTCATGCCGTCCGCCAGACGGCTCAGGCGGTCGAAGTCGTTGGGCAGTTCGCCGGACTGAGCCTGCCAGCAGAGAAGGCGGATATACGCACCCACCTCTTCGTTGGACAGGTGAGCCGTGCCAGCCATGAACGCGCCGGGATACCACTTGACGAATGCGAAGTTCATACCAAGTCCCCCTGAAGGCTTTGGGCTGCATCGTCCAGTTCGATCATCTGACCTTGCAGCCTGATGATGAACTGGTCAAGCGTGTTCAGTTCCTGATCTGTCGGCTGCTCAGCCATGATGTTCTGGCTCAGGTCATTGATGCACTGGCTCGTGACAAGTATGCGCTTGGTCACTTCGCGCAGATGGTTCATGCGTGCTGGTGTCATGCTTCCACCTTTCCGAACTCAGCCTTGGCTGCTTCAATCACGGTGTCAATGATGGCCTCAAGTTGCTGCTCGATTTGCAGCAAGTCTTGATCATGCCCGGTGGCTTTCAGTTCCACGGCAGTCTCTTTGATTTCTTTGCACTTGCCTGCGATCGCCAGCAGGTCAACGGCTTCAATGTGAATGGTTGTCATGTCAGTTCCTCTCTGGGTTTAGTTCGTACCATAAGGTTGAGAATGCGACCTCTGCGACTGCTGGCACGACTGCGTTGCCGAGGGCTCTGTTTCTTGCTTTGTGTTCTCTTGCATCGTCCAGTTCATCGGGAAGCCCATCAGAGTGTCCACCCACGCTGCATTCAACTGTGTGCGGCGGTTCCCATTCGTATTGCTGTCTGTTGGCAGATGCAGGCCATCTTTGTCCTGATGAGACTTGATTCTTGGCAGAAGTGCCTTCTCTTTCAAGATATTGAAGTTCAAAAAAGCGTTTGCTGTTTTCATTGATAATGCTCCCCTGAACACTGCTTTCCTCAAGGTTGCTATATGTCCCATGTTGTTTGCCATCGAAGCAGTCGGGGTTGGAAACGCCAAGTATGAACCATCGCGTCCGTTGGTGTGGTGCGCCAGTTTCGCTCGCTGTGAAGCAGCCAGCCGTCGATCTAAAACCCAATCGTTCCAAGTCGCACAAGACATTGTGGAGTACGGAATGGTGTCCCGGTGATTCTGCTGAAGTGATCCCCTCAACATTCTCGAAGAAGCAAGCCCTAGGTTTGAGAACAGCAAGCCCTGAAGTGATGACGGGCCAGAGGTGTCTAGGGTCTTTGGTCGCTTTACGGCTACCACTGAGACTGAATGGTTGGCAGGGGAATCCGCCAGAGACAATATCCACGCATCCTCGATACTTTGACCAAGGGAACCTGTGAAGATCCGGGTAGATAGGTGCTGCATCCAACTCACCTTTTCGCATCTTTTGCTCCAAGATTGATACACAGAAGGCTTCCCGTTCCACCATAGCCACTGTTCGCATGCCTTCGATGCATCGGTGCAGTCCGAGGTCGATGCCTCCGATACCAGCGCAGAGGGAAAGATGGCGCATGTCATTTGACCTCCTCTTGCATCTTGCGACGGGTCTGGATCGTCTGCTGAAACTGTTTAGGCAGGCAGTTCATAGGAACCATGAAGGTGATGCCATACGCCTTCATCATCACAGTATCGTTCTTGGCGGGCATATCATCCCACCGCTTTGCTTCGCCGCAGAGTCGGCACAAGCAAGTGCTGTCGCTTATCTCTTGCCAATCGTGCAGGCACTCTCTTCGCCTAAGCACGACCTCGCCCGCTGGCGAGATTTGTTCATCTTCGTGGTGATCGTCTTTAGGATCACGAGTTTCGTTCGTCCAAAAGTTCATATCAGTTCCTCTCTGGTTTCGTTTGGGTTCGAGACCACCGCCCGATGCGGTGGCCTCTGGCTGTTCTCATTAGAACGGAATCTCACCCTCGTTGATTGGCGCTCTGGTTTGTTGTCCGAACGCAGCCCTAGGCTCTTCGTCCAACTCAACAACCTCAGTTACTTTGAGACTGAAGAACCGCTTGCCGTCCTTCTCTTTGACCCATGCTGCGATTTGCAACTTGCGTCCTTCGATTTCAAGCGGGCCGCTGTATGGAGGTCGCTTACCACCTGCCTCGCCATTGTTGAACAAGGCACCATTTCCAACGTCGTTGTACTGCTTCATGCTGTTTCCTTCACTCTTTTCAGCCACGCTTTCAGCGTGACCACAGGGACTTCTTCCAACTTGCTGGCCTTGTATTTGGGCAAGGCGTCAAGCAACTTCTGCATCTGTTCATCGGTCGCCCGGTCTTCAATCTCAACCGCAAGGCCGACGGCTTCTTGCTCATCGTGCTTGTATGTTGAATCGTCGCGGGTGTCCACTTCCAGACCGTCAACCCGTGGCAGCATCAAGATGTCACGCAGCCAGTAGGAGAACGCTGTGGTTAGTGCGGCACTCACTGCCTTGTCAAGCGGGCGACCGTTGCCGGGAATTGCAGGGTATGTGACCTCTGCACAAAGGCAGTCTTCTTCGGCTTGCTGATCCGTCGCCAGAGCCACGCAGAAGTTGTTGATCACCATGCAACCCAAGTCGGTTTGCTGGATTGACCACGACCGGCGGTAGGCCACAAGCCCTGCGTCGTGCAACGCCTTGCGGCAAGCCTTCAGCATGTCTTCGGCGCTGGTGTAGTTGTACCCGTGGTACTGGTTCTGCGAGCCTTTGCCCACGGCTTCCAATGATTGTTGTGCGGTCTTCAGGGCCGTCCACACGTTGGCCTTCCTCTCAGTTGTCATGGCTTACGCCTCCTTTGTGACAATGTTGAACTCGGATTTCGAGCCACCTTGAAGTGCGGCCCACTCTTTGATGATCGCTGCTGCAATCTGTCGCCCGCCACGGTAGTTGATCCCACGGCGTTCGGCTTCGTCAATCACTATGCGAATTGCTCGCTCGTCATTGATTTGGATGGTCAGTGGCATTTGCTTCATCTGACTTCCTCTCTTGGTTTTCATAGGCGGTCACAAAGTCTGCCGCCAGATCAGACGCGGATCGGATGTTCGGCGCGCTGCCGATTCGGATGTCGTCACCATTGAGCCTGTCACGAACGATCCATTCGTCAGCAGACTTCTCGATCACGATACGGTGAGGTGCATTCATCGGGTGAACTCCTTCAATGCTTTTTTGACCTTTGCCCAGTAGCGGTCAAGGTTCTCTTTTTTCTTGCCCGTAGCACGCAGGGCAGCAGGGCCGCCGTTGTGCATACGGGCCATGGCTTCGGCTTTGGTCATGTCTTCAGGGATGCGGTGCGGCTTGGCGTAGCGGGCCATGTACGACCGGAAGCAAAGCACGCTGGTGTCCAGATCAAAGACGGCATCAGGCCACTTGCCCTTGATTTTGCTGTCTGTGAAATAGGGCTTTCCGATCTGGAATGCGCCCGCGCTGGTATGGTTGTCGCCCCAGATTTCGCCAGTGCGGCAGTTGGTTTCGACCTTCCAGATGGCACGCTCGAGCGGTGTCATGTCGATGCTCAGGGCTACGGTTGCAATCAGTGTGGTGATCATGTCAGTTCCTTTCAGTTCGGCAGAGTCGCCGGATGCCCACCCCGAAGGGTGGGCGACCGGGGGCTGTGCGTTTATTGGTTTTCTTGAATCTCAATATCGAGTGTAAAAATCTCTTCAGCAATCTCGCTGAGTGCATCCCATTCGACTTTTTCGACTTCAGAAAAATCCTTGCGGCCATCTGCGTTTAAAAACTGGTCTACGAGTTTTTTGACCATTTCTTCTCGTTCTTGTTCAAGGGTGTTCATGTCAATTCCTTTCCGAGCGTTATTGCCCGATGTCCTATCATACACAGTCATCGTCACAATGCAAGTCGGTGATTAGACATTATCCAACATTTTTCAGACTTTTTTCCGATGATGCCTGTATGGCGAAATTCATGGGCTTTGAGAATGTAGAAACGTACACGGCCTACGACCGGCTGACACGGGATGCCCGCGTGTTCGCCGCTGAGTGCGTTCTACGGGCCAAGCAGCAGGACAATGGGCAAGCAGCCGCCGGGATGCAAGAAGCCCTCTCAGACGCCTTGTGGCAGGTTTGCAGCCACGGCTCAGGACGGGAACCCGAAGGCGTGGTCTTGCTGGCGATGGCCTTGCTGGAACACTCAGTGCAGCAGATGGCCCACGGCGAGTTGCTTGTGGCGTTGCACTGGCACTTCGTCGGGCAGAAGCCCGGTGATCAGTTGGAACTCTTCAGCCAAGGCTGATCGTGCTGCCGACGGAAAACGAGGCGTCACCGCCAAGCATGCTGATCGGGTTGGACACGGTGGCGTTGTTCAAGGCCGAGTCAAGCAGCAAGCGACCGCCGCTGTAATTGTTGACGGTCGTGATCGTGTACCCAGCCGTTTCATTGTCGCGGCTGCTGAATACACCGTCATAGATGTTGAGCGTGGTGACTGTCCCGCTGCTGCGGTAGTCCACCGATCCGCCAGTGTCAATCGTGATGGTTGGGAACGCTGCACTACCACTGGTCTGCACCGTGCCACCAAGCACGTTCGCCGTACCGCTGATCGTCGATGCACACTCAATCGTGCCTTCACTTGCGGTGATGTTTGCCAGCCCTGTGATGCTGCTCGACAACGCAATCGTGCCGGTGCTGTTGCCGTTCATCAGCACAGTGGTCACGGCTGCGGACGATCCGACCGTGACTGTGCCGTTCAATCGAGAAGCAAGCAGCGTTGTGATGGCGGTGCTGGCGTTGCCTTTGAGCGTCAAGAATGCGTCAGAGGCAGAACCGCCGGTGATCCTGAAGTCAGTCCAAGTGCCGGTGATGTACGCTTCGGTTCCACCTGATGCGAACTCGCAAAGCGGGCCGTCAAGGTCAAGCGATGTTGTGCTGTCACCAATCGTGCCGGTGAACCCTTCGCCAACTCTGAACGTGATACCAGTGAGGCCAGTTGCCGCACCGCCAATGGTGTCACTGCTGCTGTTGATGATCAGAGTGTCATCGTTGCTTGGTGCGGTTCCTCCCCAGTTGGCTGCTGTTGTGAATGTCTTGGTCGTGGCTGACTCGCCGCCTGTCCAGATCAAAGTGTTTGGCATCAGTCAGAATCCTTTGCTGGCATCAATTCGTTGAGCCGTTCTTGCCTTTGCTTGCAGCCACAGCCTTTCGGCTTCAATCGCCGCAGCGGTGTCTTGTTGATATATCGGGCAACCTTGTCACCCAGTCCACCAATGGAATCACGGCCCGCGTCTTTGCAGGCTGCACATTCTTCTTCGGTCGGGCGCTCGTGCCGGTTGAGACCGCACATGCGTTGCCGGTGATAGATTGTCAGATGTTTACAACTCAAGACAGAGTCACCTCTGGTGGGGGTAGTTTGTCGGGTTGACCGAAGCCACCAAGGTTGAAGACTTGTGTGACGCCAGAAGGTAGCCCATCTGTCAGCCTGTGATATCCGCCAACGATCGGGTTGGTCATGCTTTGCAAACGCAATAAACCTGCATTAGTTCCCCACGCAAGTACTGGAACCGAGGTGGTTGGGAAAGCCTCAACACCTCTTGCAGCGTTGTTGGTTGAGTTGGTGCTGATCATTATGTCTTGCCGGATGAAACCAATGTGCGCATCCATCATGCTGTGCGTGTAGTTGTGATCCAAAGCGAATGCGCCTTTGTATGATCCAGCAGACGAATCTTGATTCGTGGTGGGTGTTGTCGTTGGGGGGAACTGTCGCATCCCTGCCACTTTGCCGGAAACCCCTGCAATATCACCCAAGTCTGGTGCGTAGGTGACATCTTGCATAACGTCACCAACCCGACGTTTGTGAGGTACGAAGTCAGACTTTGGTGTTGTGGAAAACGCAACGTTTGTCCGCAGGATGCCTTGCAGATTTGAGCCTTCGCCAATAGCAAGTTGCGCATCACCAACTGAAGATGATTGGCCTCCAAAATTTTCTTCTTTGCCTAAGGAAAAGTAGTAGAAAGGGATTGAAGGTGCTGAAATGGTTCGAGTGATTCCAGCACCACCATCAGTCCGCACGAATGGTCGCACAGCCCGATACCCAAACTTGATGTAGTCAGAGTCTTCTGGATCCTGATCGTCAAAGCCCGTGACTACAAGAACGCCATCTTCGAGTTCCACGGTCGGGTTTGAAGCACCACCGGCTACAAACTTTTCATATGTCTTGTTTATTGTGTACGTTTCAAGGGGACTGCTTGAAGATGTGGCTCGGAACTTATAGACGAACTCAAGAGTGATGCTGTCAGGGAACTGCTGCGTAAAGTCAAAGAGCAAACCTTGGTGGGCAGCGCTGCCGTAGTACCGGCCTTGCTCTGGTTTGACGCATTCTTTTCGTGGGTTGTATCCGACCGAGAACGTGACTGCATCGCCGTTGAAGTCGGTGCTTGATCGTTGCTGCACAAGGGCTGGAGTGTCAGAGAACTCTTGCGGCAAGAAGAAGAACCCACCATCTTGCACCTGATCAATCAGGTCATCAGATGCCGAACCCGGCAGACCCCACACGATCCTTGTACCACCAACCTCGGCTAATCCTTGGAAGTCAACCCGGCGACCGCCTTGCTTGATCCGCCAGCCTCGATGTCGGAGCGAGAATATCTTGCCCAAGTTTGTGCCGCCCGTGATGTCATTGTCAGGCCACCAGACCGTGGGGTTGGAGTCGTTCCACACGAACCTAGGATTATCACCGACCGTGATTGGCTGACCGAACGATGAAGCGCTGCCACCCTCGTACAAGACGAAGCCCGGCGAAACCTCTACAACGTCATTGAGGTCAACCCACCAAGACAGGTTGCCGACGAGTATGCACTGCTCAGGGATCGCAATGACTGGCTGAACCTCGATGTACCGGATAGGTGCAGCAGGGAAGTCGCAGCAGCAACGTCGCTTGAGGTTCATTAGTCGCAGACACCATCAAACTTGATGGCTGAGTAGAACATGCCAATGATCGGGTGCTGCCGGTTGTTGCCTGTTCCCGGATCTTCGTCAACAACACATCGAAGCAGAGACAGCATGACAATCGGCCCAACTGTGGTGTGGACTGTATCCACGATCCCGCTGCCGCTGACCGGGTCATCACGATGCACCGATGGCATCACCGCCACGCGCTCGGGGTAGCCTTCGAGATTGACACCCAGCATCGAACTGTTGCGGTCTGAGGGCTGCCCAAGTTCGCTGCCGTTGATGGCAGGAATGAACGTGTCGTCACCGGGTGTGCCGCTCGTCCTTGCACCAGTTGGCACGGTGACAGTCACGCCATCGTTGATCGTGAACTTTAGTTCTACTTCTGACCAGCGGTAGTAGTAGAACCGGCTTGGGTTTGTGAATGACTGTTCACTTGGGTTGATCAAGTTGTACCCGGTGATTTGGGCCGGGAAGGTCACGATGCCTTGGTCATCATCCCTGCTTGGCGGTCGTTTGCCTTGTGACTCTTCCGTTTCATAGATCGACTCGGACATCCGACGCCACACATCTGGCGTGAACTTGCCAAGCCCTTGCGTGATGGGTGGTATGTTGCCACTCACAGACGGATACCCAAAAGCCTGAAGTCGAACTTCCGTGGGAACGGTTGCACCCAGTTCACAAAGAATGCGTGCCGTGCATAACCAGCAGGAGCACCCGTCACATCACCACCAAGTTGCACCTTGCCTTGTCGTGAAGCACTGATTTGTGCCACTTGGATTCGGTGATAAAACTCGTCAAAGGCAATCGTGTGCTTGATTGCATACCGTGTGCCAAACTCTGTGTCACCGAGGTACTGCGTTTGAGCGCCAAGGTAGACCAGCGTGCCTTCTGGCGCACCCAAGAACTTGCCCTGATTGCGTCGGCCTGCGTATTGCAGCAACGATGCGAGATACGATCCAGCCCTTGCTGGGTCGGTCACAATCTCGATGTCAACGACTAGTTTGGCTTCACGCACAAGTACGCTGGTCGGCTTGCCACCAGAATCGACAGGTGTGCCGCCAATGTCTGGTTGTGATGCCAATGGCAAAAGTGTAAAGCCTGCGTCGGCTGGATTGACAAACGGCGAGAAGTCTGCACCAGCATCTTCTGAGGTTCTGTATACATCGCGGAACTTGGCATCAATGGCAAGGTTCCACTTCTGCGAGAACTGTTCAATATCAGTCGAAGGCTCACCAAGCAACTGCTGTGTCTCGTACTCGAACACCACACGCCAGACGAGCGGGTTGTCAACGTCACGCTTGGACTCCACACGCACAGCCACCAGCGTCGGGTAGTCCGGGTGCGGATCGCCCATACGAACACGGGTGAACCGGATGGCTTGGTAGTCGGTGTCGAGTTCGCCAGCCGTATCGGATGACACCACGAACCGTCGCTTGGTCGTACTCTTCGGCTCCTTCGAGTCGATGATCAGACCGCCACTGTCTTTGACTTCGTTGCTTGTGATCGTCATGCGAATGCTGTCCCTTGTCCAGATACCAGTTGACCAAGAAGGCGGTTGGCCTCTTCGAGCAGACTAACTTGTGCGTTCTCTGCCGGTGATGATTGCGGGACGGTAGCAGAACTCTTGGCGATTGAAGCAGCAGTCTTGAACGCACCGATGGCGGTCGTGCCGCCGACTGTTGCGGAGATTGACTTCTGCAACACTTCTTGCTTTTTCAGTTCGATGGTTTGATCTTTGACGGCCTGCAACGCTTTGATCTGAGCATCAAGCGTGCTGGCAATATTGTTGAACCCTGCTGACTCAAGTGAGTTCCTTTGAGCAATCAGAAGATTGATTTGGTCTTCGATTGCCAACTCTTCTTTTCTGATGTCACGCAAGTCTGCTTCATCTTCTTTGCCCACCAAACGCAGGGCTTGACTCTCAAGATCAAGTTTGACTTGTTGTGCTTGAACACCAAGGCTAGTAGCGCGCAACGACAATTCTGCTTCAAGTTCTCGTCTTGCTTCTTGCGCAAGTTGAAGCCTTGTTTCAAGGTCTGTGATTTCATCAAGTACGTCTTGCCTGCTGGTTCTTATTGTGCCACCCGGCCCGACAAATTCACCACCGGCTGCCCCTGACTGAAGCCGCCGTTCTGCATCTCTAATCTGCCGCTCTAGGTCTGCAATATTCTTCTCAGTACCAGCCTCAAAGCGTGCAGATGAAAAAGCGTCAGCAAGGCTGAATCCAACCCCCAAGATTTGACCAAGCACAGGCGTGTTCTTTGCCGTGCTACGAAGCAATCGCTCGAAAGACTCGAGTGAATCTCTTGATCTGCCTACTTCGTTTCCTACTTCTTGAAAGGCTTTTGCAATACCACCAACGATCGTGGCGACTGCGGTAAAGCCAGCGACAACTCCAAGGGCTGCTGATATCTGAGACTGGAACTGCTGAACTTTGCCGGTCGCCTCAAGGAAACCACCGCCTGCTGCATCACTCGCGGTGTTGGTGGTGCGAGTCAGTTGCTTGAGTTTGTCATCAGTCTTTTTGACTTGCTGTTCGGCTTTTCTCAAGCCTTCGGTCAGCGGCTTGTTGTCAGCCGTGATCTCAACATTCAGAGAGCCTGCTTTGATATCAGCCATGTGTCACCTCATCTTTGCAAACGCCTCGACTTGCTCCAGTAGGCCGTTCCATTCTGGCAGCGTTAGTTCTATCGGCTCGCCAACGCCGGGGAAGAAGTGGGCAATGTACGCCCGCTCTTTCGTCCAGTCCCGGTGAACCAGACTCACGCCCGGCCTCACGCTTGATTGTTGGCAACGATCTCCTCTGCATCTGGATCAATCTCTTCTGCCTGCTCGTCGTTAGATTCTTCCCACGGGTTCCAAAGCCCGCAGACGGCAGCCGAAGCAGATGCAAGAGCAACCAAGTCATCAACCGCGTCAAGTACGTCAGGCTCTTTGTTGGCTCCTTCAAGGGCTGCTGCAACGAACATCCTTGCACCAAGTTCGGTGTACGCCTGCCGCTTGACTTCTGTGCCTTGATCCCACGCCGCCCGAAGTTGTGCCACCTCAGCCATCGTCTGCTTGTTGTCCATTCCAACGGCACGGCAATCATCAATACATTCTTTCCGGCGAGTCTCGAAGATCCGGTGGCCTACCTCGTGGATCTGTCGTACGGTCAGACGCGGCACAATGAACTCTTGCCCATCCAACGTGATCGTGACTTCCTTGTTCATGCTGTTCCTCTCAGGTTAGGCGGCAGCGAGACTGTGGATTCAGTCCAGTCCCGCCGCCGCTTGGTTTCAATACTGACCAGACGGTTGATGTCGTTGGTCAAACGATAGAGCGAGATAGCACAACGCTGTGCTTCCTCAAGTGTTTCTGCGGAGCAGCCGCACTTCCTCGTGATGATCTTGCCGGTCTTCAGCCCTTTGAACTGCACAACCGAGACCCAATCATCAGGCGACTTCCTTGCCATGCTTAGGTTTCATCCCAAGTCAAGGTGATGTCACCAGTGAACTCGCCGTCAACACTGATCGAGGCATCACCGCCTTGCGTGCTGGTGGGTGACACGTTGCCAATGACAGCAGTACCAGACCACTGGCTCAAGTTCTTGGTGGTCGATCCAGTTTGCAAAGTCACAGCCTCACCAGCCTTGCTGAAGTTCAGCACATCTGTTGAAGTTGGCATTGGCTCGGTTGTGCCTGCGTTGTCTTGCATGATGCCAGAAGCAGAGAATGTGCCGGACATCAAGCCGCCACGCTTCTGTGCGAACGAATCAGCAAACGACGTGACATCAGAGACAACCTGCGAGAAGGTTGCTGACCAAGTGTTGAAGAGAATGTTGTGGTTCGCAACGGTGCATTGACCATCGGATCCGGTGATACGGTTTGCCATTTGTTGGCTCCT